AAAAAGAAGGCCATGAAGATGCTGCTCAAGACAAAGCAATGATTAAAAAAATGCTTAAGAAAGAAAAAATGAAAGAAGATTTAGATGCTCTTTTAGGTGGCGAAAACCTATCCGAAGAATTTGTAGCTAAAGCTTCTACAATTTTTGAAGCTGCCGTTATTGCTCGTGCTGAAGAAGTTATTGCTGAAGCCGAAATTACTTTGACAGAACAATTTGAAACGGCCGTAGAAGAAATTAAAGAAGATTTAGCCGCTAAGGTTGATGACTATCTAAACTACATGGTTGAGGAGTGGATGAAAGAAAACGCTCTGGCAATCGAAAAAGGTCTCCGTGCTGAAATCGTGGAAGACTTTATTACAGGACTTAAAGGTTTGTTTGAAGATCATTACATTGATATTCCTGAAGAAAAAGTTCAAGTTGTAGAAGAACTTACTTCTAAAGTGGAAGAACTAGAAGATGCTTTGAACGAACAAATTGCTCGTGGCATTGAACTTTCAAAGTCTTTGAACGAACAGAAAAAAATTGAGGCTATCTACACAGCGTGTGAAGGCCTGACTCAAACTCAAGTAGAAAAATTAAAATCGCTCGCAGAGGGTGTGGAATTCACTACTGAGGAAGAATTTGTAGCTAAGGTTGACGTTTTAAAAGAATCATATTTTAAAGCAGATGTCGTAGTTGCAGACAATTCAGCTTTTGATGAAGTTTTGGTTGAAGAAGAAAAGAAACAAGTTTTTGTTGACCCTTCAATGGAAATTTATACAAAAGCAATTTCACAAACTCTGGCTAAGTAATTAGCTTTAATACATACAAAAGGATAATAAAATGTATTTAACAGAAGAACTACAAAAAAAATGGGATCCTGTTCTGAATCATCCAGAACTTGAAGCCATTAAAGACCCATACAAGAAGTCTGTTACAGCTCTTGTTTTGGAAAATCAACAACAAGCTATGAATCAAGACCGTATGGCTTTGAATGAAGTTGCAACTGGTGGTACCACTCCCGCTAACGTTACTGGTTCTGGTGTAAGCAATTTTGACCCAATCTTAATTAGTTTGGTTCGCCGTGCTTTGCCAAATCTAATCGCTTATGACGTTGCTGGCGTTCAGCCAATGACTGGTCCTACCGGTTTGATTTTTGCAATGCGTGCTCGTTATACAAACCAAACTGGTACTGAGGCTTTCTTCAATGAGGCTAACACAGCATTCTCTGGTTCATTCTCTGAGAACAATCCTTATGGTTTCAAAGGCACACGTGCTTCTGATATCTCAACTTCTTTCCAAGATCCTACATCTGGTGCTACTACCTCTGGTATTGCTATGCCAACAGCTAACGCTGAGATCCTTGGTACAGATACAGATTACACCAAGCAATTCCAACAAATGGCATTCTCAATTGAGAAAGTTACTGTAACTGCACAAAGCCGTGCTTTGAAAGCTGAATACAGTTTAGAACTTGCTCAAGACTTGAAAGCTATTCATGGTCTAGACGCTGAAACAGAATTGTCAAACATTTTGTCTACAGAAATCTTAGCTGAAATTAACCGTGAAGTCATTCGTACAATCTACACCTGTGCTGTTGCTGGTGCTCAGTATGGTACAACTACTGCTGGTTTCTTTGACTTAGATACAGACTCTAACGGTCGTTGGTCAGTTGAGCGTTTCAAAGGTTTGATTTTCCAAATCGAGCGTGATGCTAACGTAATTGCTAAGCAAACTCGCCGTGGAAAAGGTAACGTATTGATTGTATCTTCAGACGTAGCATCTGCAATGGCTATGGCTGGTGTACTTCAGTATACTCCTGCTCTTCAAGCTGACTTACAAGTTGACGATACAGGCAATACATTTGCTGGTTTGTTACATGGTCGTATTAAGGTTTACATTGACCCATACTTTGGTGGTTACACAAGCAACCAAGAACTCGTTACAATCGGTTACAAAGGATCTAGTCCTTATGACGCTGGTTTGTTCTATTGCCCATACGTTCCTCTCCAAATGGTTCGTGCTGTTGACCAGTACACATTCCAACCTAAGATTGGTTTCAAAACTCGTTACGGAATGGTTCCTAATCCATTCGCACAAGGTGTTACTATTCCGGCAGCTAACGTTAATAACAACCTTACTGCTCGTAGCAACGTTTACTATCGTATCTTTGGTGTTAAGAACCTTATGTAATAGTAAGAAAAAGAAATCACCTCAGAGTGATATTTCAAAAGGACTCCTTCGGGGGTCCTTTTTTTTGGTCATATAAATAGTAGTATGACAGCGATAACAAGAATCCCTCAAAATACCAACTATCTACAACCAACAAAATATCTGTTGACTTTTGATAGAATTGGTTCTGTTCAATACTTTTGCCAAGCGGTAAATATACCAGGAGTAAGTATAGGACAGGCACCAATCTACACACCAAGTGCAGACATATATGCGCCGGGTAATAAAATATCTTACAACCAATTAAACATTGATTTTGCGGTTGATGAGAAGTTAGATGGCTGGCGTCAACTCCATGATTGGTTCCGTTCCATCGCAGCACCAGAGAGTTTTTCTGAAAGGAAAAGGTTGACAGATATACAAAACCTAAACAAGTCTGGAGCACTAAAAAGTTATGGTGATGCCACATTGACTGTATTAAACAATTTAAACAATCCAACACTTAGAGTGAAATTTGTAAATGCTTTTCCTATTTCCCTATCAGACATTCAGTTTGATACCAAAATGACAGCAGACGATATCATTTATGCTAGTGCCAGCTTTATTTTTGATTACCATTTATTTGAAACAATTTAACTTGACAAGATAACATATCTGTGTTATTATACAGGTTTAAGATAACATTTTTATTATATTATGGAAAATTTAGAACAAATATTAAAGTATTGGGAATCTGATACAGACATTGACCAAACCGAACCAGGTAAGGAAATGTTAAAGATTCCTAAACTACACAACAAATATCTCTCCATTCTTACCAAACATAAGATTGCCTCCAAAAAGGCACACTTTGATTACCAGCGTATGCGTAAGATAAAGATTGAGTATTATTCTGGACGTATGGACCAAGAAGAACTTAATGCTCGTGGATGGACACCATTTCAATTTGTATTAAAATCGGATATCAATGCTTACTTAGAAGGTGATGATGATATGATTAAAATGTTGGAAAAGAAAGTATATCATGAAGAAACGGTATCTGTACTTGAATCCATCATGAATGAGCTAAAGCAAAGAACTTGGCAGTTGAGGTCTTTTATTGATTATGAGAAGTTTATAGGCGGAATGTAGCAACTAAATAAAACAAGAAGTGATTTAATAAAAAAATGAATGAATGACTGATATTGTAATCTCTAAAAAGAATGAAGTTTATGCGAAGATAACTTGTGAGAAACATATAGCACAAGAGTTGTCGGAGTTCTTTACATTCTTTGTTCCTGGTTACCAGTTTGTTCCTGCCTATCGTAATCGTGTGTGGGATGGAAAGATAAGATTGTATAGCCTACAAACAAGCCAACTGTATCTTGGCTTGTTGAATTATGTTAAAGAGTTTTGTGAATCACGGGATTACACATATGAGTATGAAAACAATTTAGATACGGAAGATGAATACTCGGTATATTATGCAAAGAAATTTATCGAACAAATTAATCCACATGCTCGTGGAGAGCCAATTGAAGTTAGAGAACACCAGATTAATGCCTTTGTTCATGCAATGCAGAAACGAAGAGCGTTACTTTTATCTCCAACAGCTTCAGGTAAATCACTCATCATCTATCTGTTATTCAGACAACTTTGGCAATACCAAAATTTAAAAGGCCTTGTTATTGTTCCAACCACATCTTTGGTGGAACAGTTATTTTCAGACTTTGGTGATTATAATGATGGCAGTATGGAAGAACACATACACCGTATCTATCAAGGCAAAGATAAAAACACCGATAAACCGTTGACAATATCCACTTGGCAATCATTGTATAAAATGCCAAAAGAATATTTTGAACAGTTTGATTATGTGGTTGGTGATGAGGCGCATAACTTTAAAGCGCAATCTCTTACCACAATTCTTACATCTTGTATTAATGCCAAATACCGTATTGGTCTTACAGGTACATTAGATGGCACCAAAACTCATAAACTAGTATTAGAAGGATTATTTGGTTCTGTTAAAAAAGTCATTACCACAAAAGAATTGATTGACAAAGACCAGCTATCAAACTTTGAAATTAAATGCCTCGTATTAAAACATACAGATGAAGAATGTTTATTCATAAAAGATAAAACTTATGCTGAAGAAATTCAATATTTAATATCACATGAAATTCGTAATAAATTTATTAAGAATCTTACAGTTAGCTTAGGTAAAAATACACTTGTTTTATATCAAATGGTTGACAAGCATGGTAAAATACTGTATGATATGATAAAGGATACAGAGAAAATTGGCAACAGAAAAGTTTTCTTTATTCATGGTGGTGTTGATACAACAGACCGTGAAGATATTAGAAAAATTATGGAAATAGAACAAGATGCAATTATCGTGGCTAGTTTTGGTACTTTTAGTACTGGTATCAATATTAGGAATTTGCATAATATTATATTTGCAATGCCTACTAAATCTTCAATTAGAACGCTTCAATCAATTGGTCGAGGCCTTAGGCAAAATGATGGCAAGGAAATAGCCACTCTGTATGATATATCTGATGACCTTAGATATAAAAAACATATGAATTACACCTTGAAACATATGGTGGAAAGAATAAAGATATATAATGAAGAGCAGTTCCCATTCAAAATCTATAAGATAGGACTAAAAAATGGATAATATTAAAATAGTCAAACTAC